GCCGTATGAACGACTAACATCAACAATTACATTGCGGGAGATTGGAGCATAATGAAAGATCAAGCTATATACAATACTCATCCTAGTGTGGTTGAGATAATTGAGAGTAAGGACTGTTATGATAAAGACCACAATCCAGTAACACTTGATGAAGCTAAAGTTGCTACCGAACTTACCAAACTCCAAGCAGAGTGGGATAGCAAAGACTATGCTCGAAAACGCAAAGCAGAATACGATCAGCTAAACCAATATGAAATGATGTTTGACGATCAGAGAGATGGAAGTACCACTTGGGTGGATAAAATTAACGAGATAAAAGCTAAGTATCCGAAAGGCTAATCGTGGAAAATCTAATTCACGATGCTTGGGTACTATTCACAGCTATCGGGGGCTGGATGGTGAATCGGCTGACACAGAAAATAGACAGCTTAGATAAGCGATTAGATCAACTGAGGCTGAGTTCGATAGATAGGAAAGAGTATAAACAGGATGTTAGCCAACTCCACATTAGGTGTAACGAATTGGAAAAAAGTAAAGCCTCTGTTGTTCCAGAGGTTGCAGTTAAACTAAAACAACCAGAAAAACCTGTAGTATAAGTATGGAGCGAGAAATTAATGTGGATAAGGTCAACGAGTGGTGGTTATGGGCACTGGGAATTCTCGCTAGTACAGGGGCTTGGACTGTAAAGATGCTATTTAAAAGACTAGATCACATGGAGGAGAGAATAGAATATGTAGAACGTACACATATAACTAAAGACGATCTCGATGAAAGTCTTTCTCATATTAAAGATACAAATAATATGATCCTACAACATCTACTCAAACATCGCACTACAGAAATCCATGCCAAAAAAGATACCCAAGATATTCAAAGATAAACATAAGATTGTAGAGATACAATGGCTCGATGCTCAAGGTGAAGATACTTGGGAATTCCTGTCTGAAATAGACACAAAAGCTATGTATATCACAACAGTAGGATACTATTTAGAGGAAACTGAAGAAGAACTAATCGTTTGTCGATCTCTTTCTAGCGATAAGGGTTTGGAGGGTCGTTTTCATATACCTAAAACCTGTATTAAAAAGATCAAGGTTATAAGAAAATAATGTGGTTACTCTTATTTGTTAAGTTAGCTTTGACTCCAGAACCCCATGTTATAGAAGTAGAGGTTATGGAATTCTTTGACAGCGAACAAAAATGTATACAGAAAATAAAAGAAGTACCAAAAGAATCACTACCTAGAAATCTCAACATGGGGTGCGTCCCTTTAAACGGAAGGAGAACCAGTGGCAAGGAACTATAGAAAAGAATACGACAATTATCAGGGTAAGCCTTCTCAGATTAAGAGAAGAGCAGGACGTAATAAGGCGAGAAGAACAGTTTTAAAAGGCCGAAAGTCCAGTAAAGATGTAGACCATAAAGACCGTAACCCCTTAAACAACAGTAGAAAAAATTTACGTTTGGTATCGAGAAGCCGAAATAGAAGCCGAAATTCGTGAGCCTATGGCTAACCATGCGGTTTGGCTAAACTCACAAATTTACGGCATCTGGGGGCTTTAAATCGGCATCTGGTAGGCAGGTTGTAGCCGATTTTTGGGGATTCTAAATGCTTTTGGCCTCTCTGGATGTCCAAAATCTGAAAGATATTTATTATCTTTACCGTCTTTACCAGTTATCCATCCATGAATCGTACAGTCGTACACACTTTTATTCTTAATAACCTCTACTAAAACATAGTAGTGTTCATCGTTATCTTCTGGTCTGATTATTAAATCTTTGTTCCTATTACTTCCTACTGTTCTTATTTGCCAATGAGAGCCTACATCAGCTTCTTTAAATGTGTTTACAGTCATAGGAAAATAACAGTTAGTCGCTTTGGCAAAGGCTATTTCACCTAGTGTACCATACAAATTATCGTGCAGATCACGGCCTTTATATTTAGCTTTATCATTATAGCCCCTTCTTAACGATTCTGTATTTCTTAAACCTGATAAATGTATGGCTACTGAAACTTCAAACCACTCTAGTTCAACAGTTATCGGCTGACTGTCGTATTCTATTTTGTTCTTCTGGTTTACTATTGGTTTGTTCTCCTTGACAACAATCTCCATCTAACATCCTCCCACATTTTGCACATTGGTAATGACCATGTATCTCAACTTCTTCTGAACAACCGCATACAACGCAATCCATAGCTTACTTCTCCATTAGAATGTCCATTTTGCCTTCGCTGACGTGTTTGTGTGATTTACCTATGAGGATAATATCAGTAAGTGAGTTGAATCCCATAGTAATTTTTTCATAATTTTTACGTTCTCTTGCTTTTAGTTTATTACTGCACTCCAGCATCCAAATCATCCAACTCAAAGGCACAACACACTCCCATTCTTTCCAATGGCTTTGCCTGTAAATCAGTACAGGCACTACATTAAGCAACCCTGTTTTTTCGCCTGATTGGGCTTGTTCCCATGCCTGTATCCACCAATCATGGACAAGGCTCTGGGTTACTTTTCTGTAAAGTTTAACTTCAAAAAAGTAGTTCATTTCTGCAATCGTTACTTTAATATCACAACCACCGTCCCTAGAGGCACCTAGTTCTCTGGTCACATCTAAGTTAAGTCGCTCAGATAATATCTTACAGACTTCTCTTTCCCCTCTTTGTCCTTTGTCTCTACTTGATTTACCGCCCATAGTTGTATCCTTTTGTCAAAGGACATTATCGGTACTGCAAATGTCCTATTAGTGGTAGATTAAAAAGGAGTACCCCTGCACCCAGTTCCTATGATACATTCTGGGTACAGGAGCACTCACAGACTTTACATCCTTTGACGGTTTCAATGCCGTAGCAGGAAAAACAAAACCAAAAACCTGCTACACTGTCCAGTGCGTAGTCCGTCTTTCATACTGCTAATAGTTTCTCTATGTGCCAACAGGAGGCACACTATTAGTAATACAGGACATACGTTTTTTCGTTTGGCAGACTGTCTGCATGGTTCCTGCCATCACAGGAGATACTACGCACTTCCTGTTAAATAAGTGGGGCTTGGCATAAACCCCTGCCCCTTCGGGGTAGATATTTTATAGACCATCATGCCTATGGTCTCGCAATAAGGATGCTAGGTTTATTGAACCATTTAATTCAGATTTGACGGCTCCTTCTGTAAAATAATAATATGTGTTAGCGAACTAAACCCCACCGCACTGGGTTACAGTATGTTTAATGTCTAGTCAGCCCTCCAGACAACTAAAGATAAGCAGGGGGTGTACAGATTCAACTGCTGTTGGTAAGTCCGCTATAGGAAAAATGAAGGAAAACCTATAGTTTATAACCCAACCCCCCTGCCCTGACTACTATCATCTAATTTATCCGTCCCATTCTGGGACTTCTGATAATGGGATAACCATAATTTCTTTCCATAATGTCTTAGGTATACTGGTCTTAATCCATCTAGTTGCTTCATTTCGGGAATTAAATATCTTAGTTGTACCCTTACCCTCTTGTTGTGTATCCTCTTCCATCAGGTATTGCAGTCCATGTTTATGGTGTGCTTTTTTCCCACACTCTTCACATGGTCTAGCGATAACGTATTCTAGGCTCATTCATGTACCTCCTCTTCCAGTGTAATGATTTGTCTTGCTCCATCGAAGTTGATTTTAAATTTGCATATCTCACCGTTACGGTTTTTCTCTAGTGAGATAATTTTATCACCTTCTCTAGTGTGGTACATATTAATAAAGCAATCACATATCCTACTTAATTCGAGTGTACCTGCTACCCTACCTAGCCCACCTGCCTGACCCCTGCCATTGTTATAGCCTTCCCTGTTTTGTTGGGCTACTACTATAAGTCTTACCCCAAGTCTAGTCGTAACATTCTTTAATTCCTTAACGTACTTCTGTAGTTTCATCCAATGATCCATAGCATACTCATCTTTCTCGGAGGCTATTTCTCCAAGATGATCTATAACGACAATGCTCACTTTATTACAGGTTACGTGCTCTTGTATCAGTGCCATTGTTACGGCTAATGTTTTAGGTTCGTTGTTAGTGAGTATGAGATTCTTTCTCTCCAGTAGACGAATACGTGCCAAGTTATAAGCATCGGCATTTTCTCTATTCAGAAATCTCCTGTTATATATTTCGTTATAGGTTACACCTGATGCAATAGAGAATACTCTACGTGCCAGTTGTTTACGATTCATTTCGTAATTGATGTAGAGTATGCGATCTGGAAATTTATCCTGCATAGAAATGTTTACTACCCAATTCAATGCAAGCATAGATTTGCCATGCCCAGTAGGAGCAGAGATAACATTAATATCCTGTAGCCCCTTCATCTTCTCATCAAGCATAGGCATACCTACAGGGTATCCGTCATACTCATCAGCAGGACGCTCTCCTAATTCCATCTCATCTTGTATCTCACCGACCCATTCTTCAGTAGGTGATACAGCAGATTTATTAAAGACAAAATTCCTAGCTTGTAGTATCCCAGTAGACTTACTTTGTAATAACTGTATTACATCATCGGACTCTTTATTCTCAGTCAGCTTATGTAGTGCTTCATTACAGAGGTATGCTACTTGTCTCTTGGATGAAAATTCTTTTAGTATCTTACAGCCTTGTTCTCTGTTTACATCCCACTGCGGTATCTGTCTTATCTCATCCAGTAAGTCTGATACTCTAGGGTTCGTATTAAATTGAGAACGCACCGTCATGTAGTCCATTTCACCACCCAAACCAAATGTATCTTTACAGGTCTGGTATATAGTACGATGGTGATTAAAGTAGAAGTCGTCTACATTAAGCCTGTCTAAGATAAAAGCGGTATCTTGTTTACTGTTTAGCATCGCACTCAGCATCGAGCGTTCAACTTCTCTATCTGTAAACACCGCAGGGGTAGTCGTTATATCTAGTGCCATACAGTACTCCTCGCTAGAGAGTTATTATTATTATTATTATTATTATTACTATTACTATTATAATAATAATAATCTACTCTATAGGCTCAGTGTATTTGCACTCAGGATATTTGGGACAAGCATAGAAGCTACCGAACTTGCCACTCTTCAGGGTCATAGGTGTATCGCATTTTTTACAAGGTCTGGAGTCTACTTCTTTAGAGTTAGGGAATACCTCATTCACCATGTTCATTGTCTCATCTTCTAACCCTGTATTTTCTGGTGTACTCTCCTCTGCTTCTAGCTGTGTAACTTCTTCTCTAGTCCATAACTCTAAACCACAACCAAACATAGCAAAGTTCTTACAGAGGCAACGCATCTGTGCATTATGTATCTGGTTAGCTTTTGGTTTTAAAGATACCTGTGTATGGTTTTGACCATATATAGGTGATGTCATTGATCTGGTAATACCGTAGCAGGTTACAGAAGTCTTGACAAAATACCCTGTATCTTTGTCTCCCATGAATGGACGAGTAGCTTCACACTGTATTCCTGCCTGATTTAATTTAAGAAAGTAGGTATGGAATTCATAAGTCATAGTGGGGCAGGCCTTAATAAATCTGTCCAGTATATTACTCCACGGTATATACTCCATACCCTTACCACCCTTTGTTTCAATACACTTACTCAAGTCCTCTCTAAACGTCTTGGTATTAAAATGTTTATACAGAGCCTCCACCTTCTTTTCATTTGATACAGAACTTTTTGCTTCAGTCATATCACTCCTCCTTATCCAAGTTAATAGTAATTCTAAACTTGTAAGTCTTAGAATCTTGCTCTACATCTATGTACTTAGGATGTATATGTAATATCATTCCACCGATATTTGATATAGATGTCTCTGTAATATCCCTATGAAACTTACTGTAGTTTTTAAACCTAGCAACAACATCCACCATTACAGTAGTGTTCTCAGGTTCATCATCTAATCTTTTACCTAAGAAATTATCTATATTGAAATTACCACCCCCATTACCATTACCGTTATTACTGTGCATACTAATCCCCCTTGTATTTGAGTAAGAACCTGCGTGATGTGGCAACTGCTTTAGTGTGGTCATTCTCTACAGCACCTAGTTTATTAAGCAAACTCATATATCCTTCTCTCAGAAGAACCTTCTTAAAATCTTCTATAATACCTTGATGATTTACAGTAACCCTTGCCTTACCTGATTTAAACGTAGCAATCTCTTCGCCATTATCAGATAATAGCCTACCGCATTTGCCCATATAGGCTTTAATAGCGTTCTTACAGAGTTCTTCCCTCTCTACTAGAGGCTTTATCTCTTTGCGTAGAGTAGCCAATTCCTCACACT